TCACCGTGATAAAAGGGAGGTACTTAGGGAAAAATGACTTATATAGAGCGAACTCCCCAACAGCTTAGTAGGGGTGGCTGCTAGGGAGTCCACAGGTCGACCCCGATTATACCACAATTCACACAATTTGCAGGAGGTAGCAATGACTTACAATCCCGATAACCCGCAGGAGCATAGTGCTCCATTTGACCCATACGAAGCGGCCATGACAGACCCGCCAAAGTGCTTCTTTGGCCTACTCCGTACCGAGACTTGGACCATCGTTGGCATCCGTGATGATACTAAGCGGAACGGCTGGCGGGTGGAAGACTGGGTAGAGGAGTTGCATGGATCACAGGACGAAATCAAGAAGGACCGTGAAAACCGCTTCTTGGGCGCAACGAGCGAGTTCAGTATCACGCCACTAGATCCTACTTACAAAGTTATCACTCGCAAAGTGGGTGTAACTAACTACAAGCAGAAGGAATTCCGCCAGGTTGTGCGTCCATCAATCGAGGCTCTAGGCGAGCGGATTGCAGAAGTCAAGGGGCTTGTACCTGGTCAATTCAACTTGCTCAAAGAGTTTACCGATTTGTGGGTAAGTGGTGAGTGGGTTCCCAATCCTGACAACAAGGTGGATGAGAACTGGCGAACGCTCAAGTTTACCCATGTGTATCAGGACCAGGTGGCGTGCGCGGCAGCTTCCGCAGAGTATTACAATCGCGAGGTTGAAACTGAGGCACCTGCTGAGGACAATGGCCGCGATGCTGAGAAGGCCGCGCTCATCCCGTTCGTCAAGCCGCTGTGGGAGCAGGCGCAGCATGACCCTAGTAAAATGGCTGAACTGCTGGCCGCTAACCCGCTTCTCTCTATGTACTTCACGATGGACTCTCCCGAAGTCCAGCAGATCGTGAGCGAGTAGATCCGTACTAGGTTGACCGTATATCGCAAGTAACAGGAGGTACTATGCTACATAAGATGGCATTAGACCACATAAAGCACAGAAGTAAGTTCCTTTGGTTTGATGAGATGGGAATAGCATACTATGGCCCTGACGTTAACAATCTTGTTTACCCTGAAGTACTGGATGCCCTGAGTACGTTCCCTCTCACTCTTGCAGATATCAAAAATGCCTTTGCTCTTGGCTTGTTAGTTGGGCGAGGGCAAACAGAAAGTTAAGGAGGATACAAGCAATGTCTACTTACAAGATGGTCGAGAAGGATGGCATCACAACCATTGAGGTTGGCGACCTGGATGCCGAGATGCTGGTGGCCGCCTATGTCCCAGACTTCCAGGAGTTGGGGCTGACGTTCGCTGAGGCGTATGACTTGGCGTGTGAGCGTGACCGTGATGCCGCTGATGGACTGGAGATGGATTGCTGCAATGGCACCCAGGACTTGACGGCTAAGGAACGCGCCTACGCTGAGAAAGTCAATGCTCTCTTTGCACAGACTGAGAATGAAGACTTGCGGCAGGCAAAAAGAGACTATGGTTTCATCATGCGCACTCTGCGGAGCCAGCCTGTGGCAATGGAGGCGGTGGCGGCATGACCGACCTTTCAGAAGCACTCACCGACCTCCAAGCCGCACTTACCAAACTCCAGGCAGCAAGCACCGCGCTTGATGAGGTAACCAGTGTGTTGGAATCCTTGCCAGAGTATAAAGCCTTTGAGAGAGCGCGAGATATACATCGAGAGGCTGGTATACTAGCAGAGGCCGCTCGTGACAATCTGATATCCGTTCTCTCTAATTCCTACTTTTAGGAGGCAACATGCTAAAGGCGGTCATCCTCGATTCTAAGGAACCAGCAAGCATCAAGGCGTTAGATTTCGGTGTGCCTACGCTAGTCCAGCCGCTTAAATGTGGCGATTGCTGGCTGGCAACCGACAGTACCACACTTGTTGTAGAAAGAAAAACCTTGTCTGACCTGCTGGCCTCGATACGAGATGGCCGCCTTTTCGACCAGGCTGCCCGCCTCGTGGCACAAAGCAAGTGGTGCTACGAAGTCATCACAGAATTGCCAGTAGTGCGCTCTGGTTGCGTGTTCCTAAACGGGAAGATGAGCGAATGGAAATGGGCAAGCGTCCAGGGCGCACTACTCACCTTGCAGGAGATGGGTGTTGAGGTGGTATGGTGGGAAGGCGGTTACGTCCAGTGCTTGCAATGGCTGGCAGATCGTAGCCGCGATACCGTACACGTCAAACCTCAAAGGCGCGACATTGTAATGGAATCGCCTGCTGAGACTGTGCTTTGCTCACTTCCAGGCATAAGCGATGGTCGGGCAGGTGCTTTATTGGAACACTGCGGAACCGCCGCTTTTGCTCTGCAATTTCTCACTGGCAATGGTGGTGGAAGCATACCAGGTATTGGGCCAGGTACCAAGACCGCTGTAAGAAGCGCGCTGGGCCTGACAGACGATTTAGTGCTAACAGTTGTAGGAAAAGAGGAAACAGCATGACCGACGAAGAAAAGCGCAGTTGCTATACCTGTGAACATCAAAGCCTGTGTTATCTCAAGCGCCACATATACGATGCGTTGGTACCTAGCGCAGCATGGATGCTTGATAGCACGGGTTTACCACACGTATGGACGGATGTTTTTGACACGCTTGCAGAAGCGTGCAACCAGTACACGAAAATGAAAGGGGCAGAAACGAAATGAGCAACAAGAACTTAATCCCCGTCACCACGGGGGACACTTGGGCAACCATCAAGGCAATCGCGCCAGTGGCACAAGCATCAAGGATGTTTGGCGTTACCGAACAGCAAGCCGCGATTGTCATGCTTAAAGGTCACGAACTGGGCTTGGGCCTAGCAGGGGCCTTTGAGTTTATCCACGTTATTGACGGTAAACCTTCCCTCAGTCCCAAGGGGGCACTTGCCTTGATTCAGCGCAGTGGGGAACTGACCAGTTTGGAAATCCACGACTTGACCGATGGCAAAGGCACTCCCACCCGTTGCAAAGTAACAATGAAGCGCAAGAATGGCTTTGAATACACGGTTGAATTCAGCATGGAGGATGCTAAACGCGCTGGCATAGTCAAGGACAAAGGTGCATGGGAAAAGTATCCTGCCAACATGCTCAGGTGGCGCGCAATAGGGTATTGCGCTGATGCGGTGTTCCCTGACGTGACTGGAGGCATGTTGAGGCCAGAGGAACTTGGCGCGGATGTGAACGCGGAAGGCACACCAATCGAGGCACCATCCTGGCATGTGGTAGAGGAAAAGCCACAACCTAACCCGCAATCTATCAAGGCAGAAGCACCTCCTGAGCCTGAGAAGGTAGAGCCAGCCAAGAACCCCGAGCCAGTCCAGGAGCCAGAAGCGCCAGCCAATGACATCCCCGACAACCTCACGGTGGCCGACCTTCTGAGCCGCGGTTATTCGGTGACCGACCTGCAGACGGCAATCCAGGCAATGCAAGCGGAAGGCGTAACGGTTCACTTCCCACCCGCTACGAGCGAAGAGTGCCGCTTAGTGCTGGAAAGGCTGGTGAAAAATGGTTGAGTTCGTGCAAATTGCAGATGAGGCATTTAACCCTGCCTTGATAGAGTATGTGCGATTCTACACCAATGGACAGAAACGGGTGGCTGTTTGGTTCATAGGTGATGAAGAATGCATGGAATTTGCGGGCAGTAGTTATGATGCTTTTCTGGCTTGGTGGGAACGTCATGCCACTGTTAGGATGATGCCATGATGCAAGACCATCTTTCCCACTCCAGCATAAACACCTACCTTCTTTGTCCACGATCGTGGCGCATGCGCTACGTGGACAAGGTACAGACGCCAAGCGCGTCAGCACTGGTTTTCGGCGGCGCTTTTCACGACACTGTGGAGACCGCGCTTAGCGCGGTTGCTCAAGGCGAAACAAGTCCGCTTGCCACTTCTTGGCTCCTCAAGTTATGGTCAGAGAAGTGGCAAGCCAAGATTGCCAAAGAGCAAGTTGCCTGGGGTGACGAATCACCAGAAGAGTTGGCAGCACTTGGCGCGCGAATGCTAGGCAACAAGTTAGAAGTCTCGGGCGCTGGCCCGAACCGCATCGAAACTATGCCGCAGTTTCTCAGCAAGATTGTGCCTATGATGGACGATGACAAGCCAGCGATAGAGCGCAAAATCGAGTTGCGAGTGCCTGGCGTACCAGTGCCAGTGATAGGCTACATAGATATCGTTTGTGCCGATGGCGTTCCAGGTGACTTCAAAACAGCATCGCGCGCGTGGTATGCTGACAAAGCACACGAAGAAATGCAGCCTGTTTTCTATCTGGCAGCGCTCGCACAAATGGGTATGCCAGTACCCGATGGGAAATTCCGTTACTACATTTTCACGAAAGCGCAGAAGCCAAAGGCACAAATAATCGAAACAAAACGCACACCCTCACAACTGCTATGGCTTTTTGAAGTCATCTCAGAAACTTGGCAGGCAATCCAGGCAAGCAGTTTTCCCCCTAACCCGTGCACCTGGAAGTGCTCACCTGCCTATTGTGAATACTGGCAGATGTGCCGTGGTAAGTAGTTTCTCAGCTAGGTTAGTTTAATGCAAAACATCCGTTAACCGGAAATTCTAGGTTCGAGTCCTAGACCTAGCTTTTAGTAAGACAGTCTTTTCAACAGGTGGTGTACTAATGTGCGAGTGCTACGGTGATGCAATACGCCGGGAGATAGCCGAACAGGAGCGCGCTGCAATCGTGGCCGATGCACTGGAGGCTCTAAAACTGGCAACCGACACGCCAGCCAGCATAGTAAAAGTGGTGGCCGTGATTATGCCTAGAATAGAGTACGAGTGGGAAGCAATTGGTTGTGGACCTAATGTTGTGGGTGCAGAAATAGTAACCAGAATGGATTGGGATTGGCTGGTCAAGCGGCCATGATAATACCTACAGGAGAATGATGGATATACTTGCCGTGCTTTTAATTGTGGTAGGCGCAATTGGACTGCTCATTGTGCTCACGGCGATTTTTAAGGCAATAAGGCGGTAGAAAATGAGGACAATAACCAGTATGTCACGATTCCGTTTTGAGGAACTGTGCAAGCAGATTGTAGATGGTAGTTTGGAGAAGAAATGGCGCATACTTGAAGGTCAAGAGAATTCATTGACCAAATCTCAGCAGGTGGAATTGCGCCAGATCAGCGCAATAGCTGCTATCTATCGTGAGTCACCCGACACTATCACGCACGTAACCAGGACGGACTGGCGTGAGATTTGCTTCATGGTAAGAGGCGAACAGTTACTTGTCAAGATAGTCAAATAGACAATGAACATCAATGTTCTACCCTTATCTTACCAGTGGCAGATGTGGAGGAAGCATGAAAACATTACAGCAGGCAGTCAAGCAATTATACCAAACTAGAGAATATACAAAGGCCAGTATACAAACATTAGTTCTGGGAGCGGTTGGGGAAATGGGCGAATTGGCAGAAGCAATTTTATTGTCACAGTGCCCCGACTTCAAACCATCACTTAGAAAGCAAGCATTGCAAGTTGACAGACAAGATATAGCGCGTGAGGTAGGGGACTGTATCACATACCTCTTGGGACTCTGTAATGCGCTGGATATAGAACCATATTTTGGGTGGCAGGATGAACATTAACTTTCTACCTAGTCAGTACCAGTGGCAGATATTCGCTTTTGTCCAGGGTGGGCAAGGGCATGGCGTAATCGAGGCAGTCGCAGGCAGTGGGAAGACGACCACGATTGTAACTGCTACTCAGTTGACTAACCCGACTGCTAAGGTGGCATTTGTGGCATTCAACAAGCACATAGCCGATACATTAGGCGACCGGGCACCAGCACACGTACATGCCTCTACTCTGCATAGCCTAGGCTTTGCGAACATCCGCCGGGCGTGGGGCAATGTCCAGGTTGACAAAGACAAGCTAAAGCACATCTTGGCAAACCACAAGGCCAATGGCTATGACAGTTCTGTGCTTAAGCTCGTTTCACTGTGCAAAGCTATTCTGCGCGAACCCGCTCCTATGACTCTTGATTACATAGCAGACAGATGGGACATAGATGTGCCCGAGGAAGAGCGCAATTCCATCTACCGTCTTACCAGCACAGTCTACCGCGAAAGCCTAGAGCAACACCAGACAATTGACTATGACGATATGATTTACTTCTGCGCTAGTGGCATGGTTGGCTGCCAGAAGTTTGACATTCTTTTTGGCGACGAAGTGCAAGATTGGAACCGGGCACAAATTGAGATGGCCTTGAAAAGTGTCAAGCCAAACGGCCGTATTATAGGGGTGGGCGACAGGAACCAGTCTATTTACGGATTCCGCGCAGCAGACGTTGACGCAATCCCCAATTTAATCAAGGCCACAGACGCCAGTACTTTACCTCTAAGCATCTGCTACCGTTGTCCCTCTTCCCACGTGGCGCTTGCTCAACAGTTGGTGCCAGAGATTGAGGCCAGAGAGGATGCACCGGAAGGCGTTATTGAGGACATAGAGCAATGGAAGTTAACTGAGCGCGTGCGACCAGGTGACTTAGTAATCTGTCGCTGCAACGCGCCTCTTGTGAGGCCGGCCATGCGCTTAATCTCACAAGGTATCAAGGCAGTCATCCTCGGTAGGGACATCGGGCAAGGTCTTATGGCTTTACTCAGAAAAGTACAGAAGCAGCGAAACACTTTTGATCTACTCTCTACCCTCATGGCATTAAGCCAGTATGTATCTGCTGAGAGTGCCAAGATGTATGCTAGTGGAAAGGCAATGAAAGCGCAAAGTCTGCAAGATAGGGCAGACACAATCGAGGCGCTGGCAGAAGGTTGCCAGTCTTTCAGCGACTTGGAAGCCAAGATAGCGCAAGTTTTCAGCGACGACCAGCAAGGTATTACTTTCAGCACAGTACACCGCGCTAAGGGTACTGAGGCTGATAGGGTCTTCATCCTGGAGCCGCGGCTAATGCCCCACCCGAAAGCCTCCAAACCCTGGGAAGTGCAACAGGAACGCAATATCAAATATGTGGCACTGACTAGAGCAAAGCAGGAGTTGTATCTTGTCAATGGCTCTACTCCTGGTCAGCTCGCCTCGCTTCCCGAAGGCGACGCGCCGCAGGTGCCGCAGGCGGGCGCCGTGGTGTCAAGTATGCCGTTTCTTGACAATGGCAGGGGCGACCAACGGAAAAACGGCGGCATTACTGATCAAGACTTCCGGACCGATAGAACAGGGCAAGTTAGTGGGACATTTTATGGTCTCACTCCAGGCAACCTCGGCAACCTGCCCGCCGGCGATCCTCCCGCCAGATATACTAATTTTGAAGGAGTTAATCATGAGTCAGCAACAGAGAGTGCAGGAAATAGTCCAGATGTACCGTTCAGGAATGAGCGGGATGGAGATAGCAGAAAAGCTCAATCTGACAGACACGAGAGTCTATCAAATACTCAGACAGGCTGGGCAGCCAACCAGGAACCAGAGCGATGCCTTGACGAATGCCTACCAGAGAGGACGGGCAACTCCGTCGGAAATCTTGACCAATTATCAATTGTCGCCAGAACAAATCGAGAAAAGGGCAGAGAAGATACGGGGCAAGAACCACTGGAACTGGAAAGACGGCAAGGGCCAGAGAGGGTACAGGAGGATCAAAAAGAAAGAGGCTTGTGCGAATTGCGGGGCAATGAGCCGCCTAGTCATTCATCACTTGAATCTCGACCATTACGACAATCGGGAGGAGAATCTACAGGTATTGTGCAAGAGTTGTCATGCACGTCTCCATGCCGTGATGCAAAACAGAGCGCGCAGGGAGGGGAAGCCAATACCGAAGTCAAATGGCCCGGTAGGATGGACAAAGTAGGTGACCCTCAACGGCGCGGCGACAGGAACATGACGGCGGAGTATGGTGCGACTGAGGGCCAGTTGGGCGCGATGCGGGAGGGGGTGGCGGTACAGGTACAGGCGAGCGTGTCCAGTCCGCCATTTGAGGCAAGTGTAAATACCATGAGTGAAAAGGCGGTAAAGAGATACGATGGTTGGGCCAAGAACCCAGATGGCAGTAACCGCGTGGCCCGTTCACTCATCGGTAATGGTTACGGCCAGGCGGACGGCCAACTCGGTACCGAGTCCGGCACCACATTTTGGGCCGCATCCGCCGAGATCATGCGCCAGGTCTACCAGGTCCTTGCGCCTGGAGCGGTTGCAGTGTGGGTGTGCAAAGCGTTCGTCCGCAAGGGTGAGCGGGTTGACTTCCCAGGCCAGTGGCAGGCACTTGGCGAATCCTGTGGCTTTGAAACGCTAGAGATAATCCGCGCGTGGCTGGTAGAAGATAACGGCGCGCAGCATACCCTCGATGGCGGCCTAGATATACGGCAAGTACAGCGCAAGAGCTTCTTTCGCCTGCTTGCCGAGCAGAAGGGTTCACCTAAGATAGACTACGAAATTGTATTGATTCAACGAAAAGTGAAGGAGTAAATTACAAAATGGGGCAGCAAGTCGAAACTGAAAAAGAAACGAAAAAGAGAACGGCAGTAGCAACTCACACTGAGATAGCGCGGATGTATTGGATGAAGCGCATGGCCGACACCCTATATAGTAGAGGTCAATTCTACCGCTATGGGGAAGGCGTGTGGGAACCGATTCATGACCTACTTATAAGCAGAGAGTTATGGCGACATCTAACAGCCTACGAAGAAAAAGGCGTTCGCCCAACTCGGGATGTGAAAAACTCGGTGGGTGATGCTATCAAGGCAGAGTTATTCATCCCAGAAGACTGTCTGGATGCGAATGAGAACTTAGTGAACTTAGCAAACGGTATCTACGACTTGAGTACCCAAACCTTGCTACCTCACAACCCGGCGCAGTATTTGACGACGCAACTGCCATTTGCCTACGATGCGCAAGCATCGGCAGTGACATGGCAAATGTACCTCATGTCTACGTTCGTCAAACCCAGGTCGGTAGAATACGACCAGGAACTTGCGGAATTTGTGCAAGAGGCTGTTGGCTACTCACTTACAACCTCAGTTTGCCATCACTGCACCTTCTGGTGCTATGGAGAAGGTGCAAATGGAAAGGGTGTGCTTTTCCACGTTCTTGAGCAGTTGGGAGGTACCGCTTGCACACCTCTTAATGTCGGTATTCTAGGCCGCGAACAGTATCAACTTGCCAGCCTTGCTGGTAAGCGTATCGCACTTTGTACGGAGGCTAGCGCTACAAAGAACCTCGTTGCGGATGACTATGTTAAGATGTTGGTAGCTGGTGATTCCATGCCAGTCCGTCAGATTCGCAAGGAACCGTTTACATTGACACCAACAGTTCACTTATGGTGGGCCATGAATGAACTGCCAGCAGTCGCCGACTCGTCAGAAGGCTTCTGGCGTCGTGTGATGGTTGTCCCATTCAACCGTCAATTTGCTACAAACGAGCGTATCCTAGACATGAAGGAGCGCTTGATACCCGAGTTGCCGGGCATTTTCAATTGGGCTATGCAAGGTCTGAAACGCCTACGAGATAGGGGCAGATTTGTGTTACCCTCTCAGGTGGCAGAGTCTACAAAGCAATATCGCCAGGACGCAAACCCTGTGGCGCTTTTCATTGCTGATGAATGCTACGAAGGCAAAGACTTGAAAGAACAATCATCAGTGCTTTATGATGCTTATAAGGCGTGGTGCTTTACAAACAATTACAAGCCCCACTCTAGCAGGAACTTTAAGCACGAAATGGAGCGCTTGAACCATCACTACAAGCCAGAAACAGCCTTTCGTACTTTTATGGGTGTTACGCTAAAGATACCGCCACCGAAAGAAAAAGGCAAGTCTTAGGTATGGTAGATGTATGGCAGATATGTCACTTTCGAGCAAGAACTACAATGCTTTTGGTATGCCAAGTGCGGACTTTGTTACACCGCGACTGCGTGCACGTCGGCCTTACAATTCAGGCGTTGAAAGTGACATATCTGCCATAAAAGTGCAATGCTCAAAACCACTACCTATAGGGGCACAGAATACATAAACCACCACATATAGGGGTATATGTCACATATTGCAGATATTGCAGATATTATATAGATAGTTCTGGAGATTACTGTTTACATTCTGTATTGTACTAAGTGTATATATACGGGGTTACTAGGAAAATGGTGACGTATCTGCAATAGTGCCATAGGTTGCAAATATAGAGAGGAGATGCAAAAATGAACATCTGGCCTAGATTCGCTCGATTATTCGCGTGGTCTTGGGAGAGGCATTTACGGCAGAGGCACAACGCTGACTATGAGGCTTGTCCTTGTCGGATGTGTCGGGTGGGATGGTGGCTGGAAAAGTGGTTGTGGTACGGTGGTGAGGATGACTAGCCTAGAATCAGCATTGCAGTGGCGCGCGCTCGGGATTGCTTGTATACCCATCTTGGCAGGTAGCAAGAGGCCAGCACTTGAAAGCTGGCACCAGTACCAGAACGAATTGCCAACAGAGGCGAAATTGAGAGCGTGGTTTTCGACCGGTTACAATATCGCCGTCATCACAGGTCACAGGAACTTGGTAGTGGTAGACGTGGACGATCCGACTTTGTGCAATGCGTGGGAAACGTTAGCCGAGATGGATACCTACCACGTCCAGACTGCGCGCGGATGGCATTACTATCTCTATATAGAAGATGAGGTAAAGTGCTGGAAGGGGGAGGGTGTTGACGTGAAAGCGGCCGGCGGATACGTGCTGGCACCTCCGAGCATTCACCCATCCGGTCATCAGTATCGAGGCTTTGGCTCACCTGAGTGCATCCTGAGAGTGCATAGCATTAAAGAGATCCTGCCAGAATACGAACCACCTGCTGTGATTGCGCGCGTATCGAGGCCGGCAGATCCGTATGATATGGCGATGCGCGACCCGGTAGGCTTTTCGGTAGCAGACATCAAGGCTACTTGGCACTGGGAAGATGTGCTACCAGTTAATGGAACCGCTCGCCGTGGGGTTGTAATGGTTAACTGCCCATTCCACGCAGACGAACACGCCTCGATGGCACTCTATCCCGATAAACACGCGCATTGCTTTGGATGTGGTCTACATTTATCCATCATAGATTTCTTTGCGCTGCTACATAACCTAACAATCCCAGAAGCGATGAGGAGCATGGCCAATGGCTAAAAAGACTTGTATTGATTGTGGGAAGCGAATTAGCAGAGGTGGCACCCGTTGTAAAAGTTGTGCTCAAAAAGCAATCTGGACACCTGGACGCAAAGCGCGATATTCTAAGCGTGTAAAGGCGGCTTGGCAAGAAGGGATATATGGGAATGATGAGCATAGAGAGAAATTGTCAGAAGCCAAAAAGAGAGATTGGGAAAATGGAGTTTACAACGTAGAGCGGGCTTGCTATACTGAGTGCAAGATATGTGGGGAGAAGTTTCTTGTATTGCCGAGCCAAGTAGCATTGGGCTGGGGGCGTTTTTGTTCTATAGCTTGTAAAAATAAAGCGCAGTGTGGTGAGGGCAATCCCATGAATGGCAAAGGGAAATTTGGTAAAGAAAACCCCAACTGGCGCGGTGGCATAAGTTCATCAGTAGTGGTCAGGATTTGCGAGGTATGCGGAAAGGAATTTGAGGCAACACCATATCAAATCAAATTAGGTACTGGCCGATATTGCTCAAGAAATTGTCAAGGCGTTTGGCTATCGGGGCATTTATCAGGTCCTAATAATGTCAACTGGTGTGGCGGCCATGACTCATATCGAGGTCCTAATTGGCACAAGCAAGCCAAGAAAACACGCAAACGAGATGGGTATATTTGTCAAAGTTGTGGGCTTTCACAAGAAGGGGCTGGGCGCAAATTGGATGTGCATCATATAATGCCGTTTCGGGAATTTGAGAACTATCAAGATGCTAACCAGTTAGAGAACTTAATTACTTTATGCCAGTATTGCCATTTGACTATTGAACATGAACAACGAGTGCTACAAAAGGAGATGGCAAGATGACGATCTTCTCTGGTGTGCGGTGTTCTGTGACCTCTTGCCCCTTCAACAAAGGCCCGCGCGGTCTCACCTGCGGTTGGCTGACTGGCCCTAGCAAGAAATGTCATCACCCTATTTTCAGAGAAGCATGGACACTGGGGCACGAACTGGAGCAAGCGCAAGAACTGCCAGTACAACCGTCAAGTCTAACCTCGCGGGCGACGGCGGCTAATGTGCCAGTATCACGCGAAAGGGCACGTCAATTGATTCTGGAGTTGGAGGCATAGCAATGCTAAAACGTGGTAAAACTGTAAAGTTCGCTGATTTGCCAATGGGTACAAAGTTTGTGTTCGTCGGCGACTGGCCTCTTGAGCAATTCTATACTAAACTCAATGCAGACAGAGCACAGCAGGATAGCATCACAATTCTGATGCGGTCATGGTGGGAAGTGGACATAGTAGAGGAGGCGCGCGGTGAGTGACCTGGACGAACTGACTGACGAAGACATCTGGGCGTTGCCGTTGACTACGGAGACGTTCCGACGAAAAGCATACCTATTTGATGAGGTGAATGAGTATCTTGTTCATGAGATTCAGCGTCTTCGTCGTCGCCTGGAGCGGCAGTCGCGCAAGATGCGCAAGATTATAGAGGGGATGGAGGCGTGCGATGAGTGACACTTTACTCCTCCCCCTCTTTGGCGGTCGCCTTAGCACTCTTGACAAGAGTGGGGTTTTCATTTATAATGACGGTATTACTAGATAGTATTAAATGAAGGGGGTAGAAATGGTAGAAATGGTTGATTTGAACTTTTTGAGACGCGGTATTGAGGAAGGCGATTTTGACGATGCTACATGTGCGGGCCTGCTGGATGTACTGGCCGAGGTCGAGCACCTGCGGGCAGACCTTGGATTGGAGAAGGCACGGAAAGACGCGACTGTGCGCTATTCAATATCCCTGGATGCTATCCAGGATGCTGACATTGTGCGGTGGATAACTGTGGCAGGAGCGCAAGAAGAGCTTGCTATCATGGCAAAGCGCGAGGGGCCTATGCGCAAGGGGAAGAAATGAATTTGACAGCAGTTGATATCGGTTACAACTTCGTCAAGGCGCTTTCGGCTAACGGTCGGCAGGCGTATTTCCCTTCTGTGGTAGGTACGCCAGTTCGTGAAACCTTCTCGCTTTCCACTGCCAAGAGAGCCAAGCAGGTGATTGAATTGCCTAACAGCGCATCATGGCCAGTGGGTGAAACTGCACTCCAACAGTCGGCCTATGTCACGGGCCGGCGCGATCCAGGCTGGGTACTCTCTCAGCAATGGGACATCCTCTTGTGTGCTGCTTTGTCAGAGTTGCATCAAGCGAGCGTGGAAACGTGCATTGTCACAGGTCTACCACTTGAGGACTGGCAATCGTGGGCTGAGAAGTTGCGCAAGCACCTCGTGAGTGATTGGAAGTTTCGACGCAACGGGGGGAACTGGCAAACCATCACAGTCAAAGAGGCTTTTGTCATTACTCAGCCATATGGGTCTTTGCTCAATATGGCTATGAGCGATTGCGGTAAGATCCTCACGAATGCCTATAGCACAGGGATGGTCGGCATAGTAGACATCGGCGGGAACACTCTCAACCTCTTAGTGGCTGACTGTCTACAAGAAATCGGCCAATGGACTACCGGTGATGGGTTAGGCTTGCTCAAAGCACTTGACGCAACTGCTAAGAGCATTCACATTGAGCATCCTGGCATCAATCCCAAAACCCACGAAGTTGCGCAATGGCTTGCAACTGGCAAGTTTCCCTATGGTAGTGATGGCCTCGATATTATGCCTTTTGCACGTCCACACCTGGAGCCACTTATCGAGATGATTCTAAACCGCCTCAGTGAAGCATGGCCAGAGCCAGGGCGGTATAGTGCGGTCCTTCTAACCGGTGGCGGGGCGCTGGCGCTCGGGCCAGTTCTAAAAGAGAGAATGAAAGGAGTTTATCCCAAAGTAGAAATTGCAAATGATGCGCAGTTCGCCAACGTGAGGGGATACTTGAAACTGGCACGCGATATGTGGGGGTAGACAATGCCAACTGTGCGCTATTCAATATCCCTGGATGCTATCCAGGATGCTGACATTGTGCGGTGGATAGAGGCGCAATCAAAAAGAGGCGCATCTGAGGCGATACGACAGGCGATACGAGCATACATTAGTCAGCCGACGATGGGCGACTTAGAGGAAAAACTAGATAATTTGTTTAACTTGATTCGTGGCTTGCGAGTGGTAGAGGCACAGACAGAAGAGCCACAAACAGAAGGTGACGAACCATCAGCAGCGAGACGCGGGCTGGAAGCGATGAAAAGGAAGTTTAGTGAAAATGTCTGACGAGTTGCTAATAGAACGTAAGCCTTATACACCTGTCCAGGTAGAAGAAAAGCGCGAGGCTGGCCGGTCGCTTGACGTTGATGTACCTCGGATGCAAGCAAACATTGTTTCGGTAGCAGCGGCGCGCATTCTGGCATCTATCATTTTGGCAATTGTAACTTTTGGGCCAATGGTGTTCTGGGGTATTGCATTTGCCATTGGACTAACTACCTTTATCTGGTATATGGTACAAGCGCGCAAGTGGGTGGACGTGGATGCAAATGGCACCGAGCACAATTGCCTTGACTTAGGCGCTATGGTACGTGGCGCGTTTCTTACCATGTTTGTGGCATTTTTGGCTTGGTGCTTGTGGCGCGTAGCATCATTCATGTTGCCATCAGTGTCCGTCAAGGCAGAGAAACTCATTGAGTTTGCAAGCACGGTGACCATCTTCGTCAAGGCAGCGATCGCGCTGGTGCTTGTGGTGATAGCTCTTTGTATTACTCTTGGCAAGAAATCGAGCCGACTATGGACTATCCTCTTAGGCATTGGCTTAATTCTAGCGTTGGCGCTCATATATGCTACTTTTAGCGAAGGGGATGCAAAGATACTGGCCGGGATGCTCAAATATACCCGTGGTATCCTGGCGCTGGGGGCCTTGCTTTTTCTGGTCTACTCCATTTTCAATTACGTGCACCTCGAGCTAGCCTTCGGCCAGGAACTCGCGTATCGTTCGCCACTGTTTGAACAACACTTCTTTGAGAAGTTCTTTGACTGGCTCTTTGGCTGGCTCTATCGAGGCAAACCGGTGCCAGAGGGTTATAAACCTCCGCCAGTAGTTGAGGAAGTGCTTGTTGACTTCACCGAGCGCGGGGATAATGGTGGCACACCTAGAAACATCCGGCGCGGGGTGTTACTCAGTGGTTCTAGGGCTGGTGAAAAGGCGCGTCAAGTTGCGCGTATCATCATCGGCGGTGGTCAGTTTTCCGAGCCGATGCTAGTGACAGAGGGACCACTTAACCGGTCAGAACTTGAGGAGATGCGAGAGGGTTTGGAGATATCTGGATATGGTAAGTGGCGCGATCCTGACAATCACAATCTCGGCTTTGAAATTACAGCACGGGGCATGGCAGTTTTTCGTGTTCTTGCATCAGGGAATGGGCATGAAAGTGTATAAGGTTCGTTCGTTCGTTCGTTCGTTCGCTTCAAGAGGCTAAGGAAGGGACAGCAGCCAGGAATAGGGTAGGGGGATAAGATAATCGAGATTCGACCGCGTCGATTGCAAGGGCGGGAGATTATTGACTTGTGAGATGAGCAATGAAAAGAGGGAGCAACAAGGGGGATGCTAAATGAAACCGAAAGACAATCTCGAGCACTGGGGCAACGTGATCAGCGCGGCCAATGAGCAAGCAGGACTTCCGCCTGTATCGCGCGGCATTGAATTACTGGACGGTCGGACGGCATTTGATGCAGTCATGCCTGAATCCGGGTTCGCCCAGAGGCTAGCGGGAGCGTTGGGTGTCCCGCATGTGCGCGTTATCCTGCGCGTAGAGGTGCCACCTGTAGAGCAAAAGGCCAAAAAACACGTTTTCATGGTCGTGGGGGGCGTTCCATGCGTGTGGGCGAAAAAGTAAGTTGAGGTGGGTAGAAGGGCAGAAGGAAGGGGCATGACTGATAAACTGACACGGGTAGAAATGGCCGCGCGTCTTGGCTGGTGGTTAGCTCACGGTGATGGAGTGACCATTGACCAGGTGGCCGGTGCACTCTACAACCTCAGTCAAGAGGAGTTTAAACGCCTAGATCGCCAGACCCGAAAAGACAGGCGACGGAAAGCTAAACATCTACTGCAGCAGGTTAGTAGGGTGTTGCCTATCGTTGACGAAGACGGGATATGGCAGGCATTTGAGGCAATCTCACCCGCTTTGTAAAACTTCCCCAAAAGTGCAAAGTGAAAGTATTGACAAGTCATTAGAAATGTGGTATAATCTAACTAGATTTGAGGAATTGAGTGAGAAGGAGCGAGAGATGGATAAGGCAGGGATGGCAAAAATCGCAGAGATGATAAGACAGGGGAAAACGGCGGCAGACCTGGGGCCAGTTATTCTCCCCACCCCCGCGCAGATGGTGGCACGGATGAGTGATAGCCGAGTGCGCGAGATCTTCGCGCAGGAAATCTGGGAGCAGGGTGACGAAGTAGCACGGGCGGCCTGCCTGGCGGAGTTTGACAAGCGCTTCGGCCTGGAGAACTGGCCGACGCACATTAGCCAAAGCTTGAGGTGAGCGATGGTTAGAGATCGTCGGAAGATGAGTCACGAGGAGAGTTTCAATGCAATTATCGTTAATTTGGTGTGTCATCGGGTTGACGATGACCGTCTAGAGGACTTATACGAGGTCGTGCTAAAACAGGTGCGGCGCTTCCTGGTGGATCATGAGTTTACCTGGACTACAATAGAGATTCGCGGGCCATTCTACCACGAGCAGCCCGGTAGCGAGAATATCATTTTCTACGAGGCCCATCTCGGGAGTCCCAACGGTCAATGCTTTGAGGCCAAGGACGAGTTGCAGTTAGTGGACTGGTGGAACTGATGACAGGTACAAAAGGTCATTCGGGCGGTGCCCGTCAAGGCGCTGGTCGGCCTGCTGAGGCTTTGAGAATTGGCCGGCGCTTTACCATCAAGGCTGGTGAGACTGTCTTGGTGCATGAATTTTGCCAGGATGGTATCGAGGCTGGCAAACTGGCAACCGTTCGCCTCGAAGGACGCGGGCGGAATCGGCAAATTGTGCTCCTGTACGAAGATGGGAGCGGTATAAGAATCGGATTGTATAGCTAATGAGGGCTGCGGCTCTAACGCAGAGGAGAACCGTGTCCAAGATTGGAGAGCGAGTTGCCAAGAGTGGCAGGACAGGAACTGTAATCAGCACCCACGGCGATGCTTCTGATTGCGAGTACGATGAAGATCGCCCTAACCAGTACGGTGACTGCGTCGTCAAGTGGGATAGCGGCGAGGAGTTGTATGAGTGGGCAGGTGAACTTAAACCTGCTGAATAGCCAATACGAGAAAGGAGGCCCCACTGCCACCCGTGCCAGGGAAAGCCTGGATACTCCACCCTAAAAAGGTGGAGTTTTTCTTTTCCCCCATTCCGTAATTCCTAAAAATTGTGTGTGGTGTAGAATTCTGCCACCCGTTCGTGCTATAATGGCACGATAGGCACGGACGGGCAGACCGTGTTTTCAGCAGCAATCGAGGCTCACCCGTTCGTGGTGAGCTTTTTCCGTTTTCTGAGGCTGAAAGATGCAGGATAAGTGGGCTAGATTCTGGATTGATGTATTGGGGGCAGCCATGATTGTGCTGGCTGTCTATATTCTGGCAAAGTGATAGAGAATTTCCAATGGAGGATACAGTGAAAAAGTGGTATCTCAGCCTAACGCTTTGGTTCAATGTTCTGGCCCTGCTCGTCGCCGTGGCGGTTGGTTTTGGCTTCGGTGAGTTCACACCTGATCCCTGGGTAGTACCGGTTGCCGCTGGCATCATCGCTATCATCAACCTGATCCTGCGGGCATTCAAGACCAGCACGAAACTGACCGCGTAGGTACGAATCAGTGCCGCTATCGTCGTTACAGCAACAGACGCACGACCTAGTACTCCAAGTGCTTGGGAGTCTACAGGAGACCAACAAGCAACTGGTTATTCTCAATGGCCGCACGCGGCACTTGGAGGAGCGGGAAGAAGCACACTCTCAACATCTCGGCTGTCTTGATGAGCAAGTTACCAAGTTGCGTGAGGCGCGAGAGGCAGCCAAGGTCAAGGATGAGGTACACGACAAAGAACTTGACTGGACGCGCGGCAAACTCTGGACGGCGGCCATTGAGATAGCCAAGATTGGGGCGGGGGCCGGTGTTGGAGGTGGGATTGTGGCATTGGTCTTGAAGGGGCTAGAAAAATGACCCTGAGTGCTGAGCAACGCCAACACCTGGCCGACATTCAGCAGGCCGCCTGGGAGGTCAATCAATCTGTGGCGGCTATCTTGGCGGCTGAAGTCGTGCCCGTGCCATCGGCGGTGTGGGCATTCCCTGTCGGCACGGAGAAGTATCCGCCAGAAATGTGGTATTGTGCACAGTATCACAACCCAATCGGCGCGAACGGCCACACGGGCATTGACCTTAACCTAGATGTGAGTCCCTGGGGCGACATAGACAGAGGTATGCCAGTCTGCACCGTAGCTGATGGCGTAGTATATGTAACAGGCTATTCCACTTCCTATCTCGGCAGCATCATCATTCAATCCGAACATGATAACAAGCCGCTGTGGATACGCTATTGGCACCTGGCCGACGATGCTCAGTTTCGGCTTTGGAAAGCTAGTAATCGTGTCTTTGCTGGTGAATGTTTGGGACACATCGGCAATTACAAATTGGGCGAGGGTGGCGACCATTGCCACTTGGACATGCGCGACCAGCCGTTTGAGCCACACTGGTGGTTTACATCCCATCCCGGCGGATGGCTTGATCCTGTGCCAATTCTGGAAGCGCATCTCGACCCGCTGATAGTCAAGGCAATGCTGAAGAGAAAATGAGACGGGTGCCTCTCATCTTGGCACTTTTTCTCTTGCTGATGATGATGCTAATTCCTGCTCAGCGAGATATGCCAAGTCAGCAAGCACTTTACAAATACTATTTTCCCATTGCCGTGAAGGGTTGGCCGAGCAAGAAAGGCCTGGCTATGTACCCTGGCAGTCCGTGCCGCGATGCGCTGATGGTGGGGGCATCGTGGCAATACGGCTGGTGGTCACAACCGGCGCAATGTGACGGCGTGGAGGATGTGCCGATGGTGAGTTGTGGCATAGATGCATCGATGATCATCGGTGGCATGATGAAAATTGGCGGCGATTCTGACTGGTTCATGCTCTACAATGAACCAGATCTGATTTTACCGATTACGCCCGATGAAGGCGCAATTCTGTATCATCGTTTGCTGCCTATCATCGGCAATCGCAAGGTTGTGGCTCCTGCACCATCTGAGTTGAACATTGAATGGTTGCCAGAATTTAGGCAGGCATACGTTAACATCTATGGCGAGCTGCCACAACTGGATGCTTTGGCAGCGCATTGCTACAAGCAATCAGCGGCAGAATGTGAAGCGCTAGTCGGGCAATTCATCGTGTGGGCTGATGAGTGGGGCATTGGGGAAGTTTGGGTTACCGAGTTCTCTTTTACAGATTTAGCAGAAGCGCGTAGGTTTATTGCCTGGATAGAAGGCGAGCCAACAATAACGCGCTATGCCTGGTACACGAACCGACTGCCGGCAACACATATTGACGATGCACCTTTGATAGAGTGGTCTACAGGCCATTTGACGGCTTGGGGAGTAATGTACAGTGGCAGATGACAAAGAGCAATTGTGGAACGAAATCAAAACGCTGACTACTCAAGCGGCACGCATCAAGGCAAAGCGTGACACTGATTGGTATTTGCGCGCTATTAGATTTGTGCGTAAAGCGGAGGAAGAATTACTTGCAGGATTGGTAGAATCAATCACGGCTTGGCGTGTTGCCAACGGCCTTGATGAAAGCAAAAAAGATGACCTGTTGAGAACATGAAAGGAGAACTATGCACGACCCAAATACTTTAGCCTTCGATATTCGCATTCGCGGCATCAGGATTGCAGAAATCTGGTACATTGACCCAGAAACTGATGGGACGGATGACAGTTGCGGATGGACATATCCACACCTATCTGAAACTGAGATAGCCTTGGCAAATTCGCTCATGCATGATGAATATGATAACCTGCGGAATTGGTTTAAGGGTGTGTCTGACTATGATGCAATTTGCCATATTCAACAGATATTCCGCATTCACAAGGCGCATGTTCGCCCCTGGTGGCAGCATCCGCGCTGGCATATTCATCATTGGCAGATTAAAGTTGTGCTTATCTTCCAGCTGAAACGCTGGCTGTTTAGCCGGTGCAAGTATTGTGGGAAACGGTTCACGTGGGGATATTCCCCCTGTGCGGATTGGGGGAATGCTGGCCCTCGATGGTTTAAATCGGAAGAGGCTGTCTATCATCATGAATGTCACATGGCGGCTAAATGACGTGGTGTGCGCTTTCTTGGCAGGGGCGTGGGAATCCTCGGTGGGGTTTTCCCTCCTTTCCCCCACTGCCCACGCCCCTTTTTTTCTTTAGGGTGAGCAATGGCTAGTCAACAGAATGCAACGCCAGTCAACCGCCTGCAAGAGTTGGTCAAGAATTTCACAGTTGATCAACTTCGCTACTTGGCAGTACGGCCTTTTGTGCGTTTCAACAAGGAAGCAGCAGAGGCCACTGGCATAGCAGAAGAGACAGTTTGCAGGTGGAAAAACAAAGCAGATATTGATGAGGCTGTGCGACTAATGGTAGCAGATGGCATTATCTTGGCCGCTGAGATTCTAAAGCGTTATGTGCCACAGGCAGCACAGGAGTTTGTGACTGAGTTGAGTGACATAGAAGTGAGCATGCGCCACAAAGCAGCAAAAGAGGTCCTTGACCGAGGCGGCTTGCCTGCCAAACAGCAGATGGACTTGACCACCGCTGGGCAACCGCTAAAAGGCTATGTTTCCATATCGCCTGATGACTGGCCCAAGAATGGCACAGAGTGATGGAACTAGAGCACTTTTCCAACCTCTCGATTGGCAAATAGACCCTTGGCGGGATACCTTTCCCACGCTGGTACTGACTGGTAGTGCTGGAGGTGGTAAGTCACGCTTGGCTGCTGAGAAGATACACGGCTTCTGCATGCGCTACAAAAATGCAACTGGCCTGGTGCTACGAAAAGCCTACGAGTATGCTACCAAGTCGGTGATTCCCTTCCTGGCACATACGGTCATTGCTGGAGATCCACTGGTACAGTATCGCAAGGCCGCCCGCTCGTTTCAATATTGGAATGGTAGTATAATCTACGCGGGGGGGATGAAAGATGATCGGCAACGAGAAGCATTGCGCTCGATGGGTGGGGAAGGCCGGCTTGATATTGTGTGGATGGAGGAAGCGAACGCCTTCACCGAGGATGATTACAACGAAATCCTAGCACGTATGCGTGGCATTGCTGCTCCCTGGACACAAATCATTTTATCAACCAATCCCGATGCTCCCACCCACTGGATTAAGCGGCGGTTGATTGATGGTGGCAAGGCACATATATACTATAGTGGCGCATTAGATAATCCGCACAACCCGCCAGCATATCTCGAGACGCTAGGTCAATTAACTGGCTTGCTGGCACTGAGATTGTGCAAAGGCCAATGGGTACAAGCAGAAGGGGCAGTATACGACACATTTGACATGCGCTTGCACGTAGTGGAACCGTTCACAATTCCGTCAGAGTGGAAGCGCTTCCGGTCAATTGATTTTGGCTATACTAACCCGTTCGTTTGCCAATGGTGGGCGAGGGATGGTGACGGGCGGATGTACCTTTACCGCGAAATATACGTAACGCAATGCCTGGTGGAAGACTTGGCACGCCAGATTGTAGACTTAACTGGGTATGAGCGCATTGAGATGACAGTGGCGGACCACGATGCTGAGGATCGTGCAACCCTGGAGCGTCATGGCGTACCAACGCAACCCGCAGACAAGCGGGTGACAGTCGGTATACAAGAAGTACAGGCTAGACTCAGAAAAGCAGGCGATGGGAAGCCGCGATTATTCTTGTTTCGTGGAGCACTGGTAGAAGTTGACCGACGATTAGAAACGCGGAAAAGGCCGACATGTACGGAGCAGGAGTTTCCAGCCTATTCGTGGCCCAAGTCGCCACAAGGCAAATCGCTTAAAGAAATGCCAATTGATGAGAATGATCATGGCATGGATGCCATGAGATATGCAACGATGTACAAAAAGGCTAAACTACTAGGATGAGTGTTTTCAGACGCATAGGGAACGCCGCGCGCGGGTTGCGCGCAGGCTGGACGTATCCAGTTAAGGTCTCACAAGGCCGTGTATCTCGCACACCTCGCGCGCGTTCCATCCTTATGTGGCCTGAATACATGAATGCTCAGGCCCAATGGGTGATGCACGATTTGTCATCCTATGCCCGAGATGGCTTTGAGATTAACGCTGTTATCTACTCGGCTATTATGTTCAAAGTGAGAACGGCGTTTGGCTGCTTGCTCAGAGCCTACAGAGGCACTCGAGATGAGCCAGAACTGTTGCCAGCCAATAACGAATTAAGCAACCTTCTGGACCGGCCAAACCCACATCAGTCCTTTGCAGAATTGCAAGCCGAGATGCTTGTATTCTTTAACCTCTTTGGCGATTCCTATACGTGGTTTAAGAGGCGGGCTGGCCTAGAATTTCCAGAGTGCTTCTACACATTGCGTCCTGACCGTGTAATACACCTGTATGATACCGGTGAACTGAAAGGCTTTTTGTTCGTGCCCGAGGGCATGGCGATACAAGATGGCATCCCCCTATTGCCAGAAGATACCATGCACGTCAAGTTGCCCAACCCGTTAGACCCCTATCTAGGCTTGGGTAAGGGCCTCTCCCCTGTCGCACCAATGGCACAATCTGGTGACGTGGATAATGCCGCCACCTCTTGGCTAAAACTCTTCTTCGACCAGGGCACCATGCCCATGTCTATGATTACGACTGACATGCCCTTGACCGATGAGGATATTGCAGAAGCGCGCGAACGTTGGATGATGCAATATGGCAATTGGGCAAACTGGGTAGAGCCTATCATCATGGGCCAGGGAGCCAAGTACCAGAAGATTGGCGCCACTTTAAATGAGTTGGATCTAGGTCGCCTGGATGCACGCAACGAGAGCCGCATGGTGATGCCGTTTGGCGTACCTTTAAATCTCATTGAGTCGCGTCCCGAACTGGTGCAAAGTACTTACTCAAATAAGGAAACCGATTACAAGTCCTTCCTCACGAACACACTCATTCCCGAACTACAGATGTTTGAGACTGAGTGGCGTTTCTTCCTACGTAGTGCCAACGGAAGGTATTTCGCTCAGTATGACTATAAAGGCATTCCAGGCTGGTGGAACAAGCGTGAATACATTGCCGACGTGGCTGCCGCCTGGACTGCCAGCGCCGTTACACGTGCTGAGTATAGGCAGGCGATTGGCTTGCCAGTGACTGAGGCGGATGAGATCTACCAGGTACCCGTTATGATACAGTTCGTGCCCGTCGGCGAATTGCCTGCCCCACCTGCCCCGCCCGCATTGCCAGCGCCAGAAGAAACACCTCCCCCAGAACAAGCACCAGAGGGTGAGGAAGAAACTGAGACGGGAGCCGCCGGGGCAGAAGAGACGGCGGAAGAGGAAGCAACAAAAGCACTTCCCCTACCTACTGAGCAGAAACTAACCGACCAACAACGCGCTTTCGTTGCCCAGACACGCCAGATTGGCGAACGTTGGCAGGACAAGGCCATCCTTGCTGCCCGCAAGTCATTTGAGCAAGATAGGCGCAAAATCCTGGCTATCATTACGAAAGCGCAGAAGGCCGCCTATAAGCAGAAGGCTTCTGTATCATGGCAAATTGCCCAGATGGAGATTACAGCCTACTTGCACGCAGATTCTAAAAAGTATTGGTCTGATGAATGGACGCCGCTCTTAGGTGGAATCTCAGGCGCCCAAGCACAAGCCCTGGCAAGCACCTTTGGAAAGCCGCTCCAGGTAGACCAGTTCCTTTCAGAAGATTGGTTTCAGGCTTATAGGCTAGTATTTGTGGATCCCATCTCGGCCACCTCAGAGCGAGAGATTGCCACCTTGCTCCAGACTGCCGCCGCCGAAGGTTGGTCAGTTCCCAAAGTGCAAGAGAATCTTGAGTTGCTTTTCCGCCAGTGGATTGCCGGGGATGCTTTGGCCGTGATGCAAGATATGAGCGAAGAGGAACTAGGGCGCTCCTACTTTGCAGAGCAACGCCTGCCACCTTATAGAGCCGAGATGGTAGCACGAACTGAGATTATGCGTGCTTCCAATGCCAGTTCGCACAACCTATACAGAGATTGGGGCGTGACACAAAAAGAGTGGTTTGCTGCTTTGGACGACCGCACAAGACCAAGCCACAGAGAAGCACATGGCCAGAGAGTAGGCATTGATGATACCTTCACTGTTGGCGGTGCCAAGATGCAGTATCCAGGCGACCCAAACGGGCCTCTTGATGAGTTTATAAATTGCAGGTGCACGGAATTGCCAGTGCTGGGGGAATAGATAGGCCAACGGAGTTATCACTATGACCAAGAGTTACTTGATGGACAACTTTGGTATAAAACTTGTCTTCTGCGTAGACTGCGGCCAGCCCAAGCACGAAGGCGAATACCTGGACCTGGAGCGCGGGCCGGTGTGCCGCGATTGCCTGCGGGCTAGGTTGAATGAGGCGGTTGGGCTACCGATACAGGCACAGCAGAAGCCGGCGGGGCCTAGTGAGACGAAATGAGTACCATTGACGCGCATGCACAACAGGCGTATACTGAGCGCAACGAGTGGCGCGCTTTTGTGCGTGTGCTGTATCGCGCGCTGAGAATGATTGAGGTATACTTGCAGAAGCAAATCGAGAAATGGGGGGAAGATGATTGACAAAATAGCCACCTTGCTGGCAGCCGACCCTGCGCTATTTGCAGAGGTCTTCGTAGTAGAGCAAGTTTTTATTGTGATGTTTTTAGCTCTTTGTGTCCTTGTACTTATCCGCGTGACAGGGGACATTGAGAAGATAAAGAGGGTATTAGGGAATGACTGAGAAAGACCGAGATGCCCTACTAGCTGCTGCCCGCGAGGTGTGGCCGCAGGTGAGCGAGGATACTAATCTAATCTTCACTCCCTGCAAACAAATACAGATAGCAGGGTCAGAGAGAGTATCGGTAAGGCAAGCTCGCAGGATAGTTGAGATAAGACAGGCTGACAATACTGTTACTGGAACGCCAGTTATAGTCGAAACGCTGGAATTACAAGTGCTTGCATCTGGCCCCATCATGGCATATTCGCCTACTCTGGATATTTTAGCAATTTACCGACCATTGAAAATAGAGGCGCATGATGACTGATGATTATGATATTCTGTTTGCCGCTACCCTTACTAAAATAGCGCTATTCATTCTTGCTTTTTTGCCTGTTCTTGCTGGGTTATTTATGTGCCTTTTGGTTTATGTCATAATAATAGGACAATGCTTAGTTAAAGTCCTACACTAACTGACAACTGCATAACCTGGGCCGCATAGCCTAGACTATCCCGCCCCACTTTGGAGGCCGTTTAAAAACCGCCCCCTGAGTGGGGCTTTTTTCGTTTATGGAGGTTTGAGATGCCGAAACCGAAACCGGGCGAGAGTGAAGACGATTACGTGAGCCGTTGTATCCCTATCGTACTGAGCGAAGGGACGACGGATGATTCAAGCCAGGCTGCTGCTATCTGTCACTCCATGTGGCAAGAGGCGCGTAGCCAGGCAGGAGGTAGAACGATGGGACGTGAGTATAAATCATTCCCTGCTTTGGCTATCAAGGCAGGTGATCAGGGAGAAGTTGAAACTATCTTCGCGGTATTTGGCAATGTGGACGAAGGTGGTGACATGATTCACCCAGGCGCGTTTGCCAAGACTTTTACAGAGCGGGGCAACAAGGTCATGGTCTTGGATGCGCACAACACCTCAAGTGTGCGCGATGTGATTGGTAAACCCGTGAGTCTAGAGGAGATTGGGCGCGATGAATTGCCTGAGAAGATTCTACAAGAGTTTCCCACGGTCACGGGTGGTGCAAAGGCACGCATTCAATTTCTAATGGATACACCAGAGGGGGAAGGAGCTTTCAAGCGCATTAAAGCCGATGCAGTTGGTGAGTGGTCCTTTGGCTACGATGTGCTTGACCAAGACTTTACCGACCAGGTGCACAACGGCGAACAAATGACCGTTCGCAATTTGCGCACTTTGAAACTATACGAAATCTCTCCTGTACTTTGGGGGATGAATCCGGCGACGATGACCACGGGTGCTAAAGCGGCACAAGAGCCATTGCCCGAAGATGAAAGCATGGGCGATCCGCCAGCCGAGAGCAAGGAAGGCCGCGTACTGGCTGCCCGCAATGCTAGCCGGGCTGCTGCTGCCGTTACTGCCTTGATGGAAATCTTAGAAGATGCTGGCGTAGATACGGGCTGGCAAAAACGCCCGCCCCAAAATGAAGATGAGGAAGATGA